GACGTTGGCATCGGCATCATCGCGGAAACCGTCCACCAGCTTCTGCAAAAGCATTCGCGCGTGCTGGTGCGTGTGCTACGCGGAAACCATGACGTTCACTCCAGCATGACGCTGAACTTCGCGCTGGCCGAGCGATATCGCAATGAGCCGCGGATCATGGTCGAGAAAGAGCCACGCGACCTGTTCATGATGCAGTGGGGCAAGTGCGCGATCTTCGCCCATCACGGTGACAAGGGCAAGCCCGCGCAGATGGCCTTGTATCTCTCTGACGTATGTACGTTCTGGTCGCAGACACGCCACCGCCATTACCTGACAGGCCACGTCCATCACGATCAGGCGAAGGATCTCGGTCCGCTGCGGTTTGAGAGCCTGCGCGCCTTCTGCCCGCCTGACGCTTACGCTGCCGGCATGGGCTATGGCGCGAGGCGTGCTTTGCAATCGATCACCTTCCACAAACAGGACGGTCTGGTGCTGCGCGCACTAGATCCGATTGACCGGGATGAAAGATAAGCTGCCCATCGCATCATGGCGCGTCACCCGCGATGGCCTGATCGTGTCGATCAATCAGTATCACGGCGTGATACCTTTTGGCCAATTCGGCGGCTTGGTGCTGGCGCTGCTGAAGATGATGAAAGATCGCGAGGGAAGCGGTGGTTGAAGGTGGACCGTAGCGCAGGCTGATCTTCGACCAATACAAAGCCGATGGCTTCGTGTGCTTCCCTCGCAATGTTTTCTAGCGGCTCATCCTAACGCCTGCAACCGCTTTTCGTTCTGAAGCCGCCGCAAGGTGCGCTCGACCGCCGCAGGGCTGGCTGACAGTTTAACCTTGGGCTTTGTCTCGCCATCGGCAATGTCAATCCAGACCTTGCTTTTTTGACTTATCCTTTGCGGCGAGAACGGGTGCATCGGCAGCACGATGCCGAAACGCTCACAGGCGGCTGCGATGCTAGAGCGGTGCATGCCGTAGTGTTCGGCTGTTAATGTCAGATGCCAGCCGCGATCTTTCGCAGCTTGGATCATGTCGCGGGTGATTAGTCGTCTTTTCGGTGCCATTCGGCTTGGTCCTTTATTCTGTTGATCTTTGCCAAGTTCTGCTTGGCCATGTACTCGATCAGTTGCATTTGTTCTTCTGTCACCCACCACGCGGGTAACTTGATAAAGCCTGCCCGGCGCAGTGCTTGTGCGCCGGGGCTGTTTGATGGGTCACGGGGCATTGCTTCCCTCAATCACGGCCATCGGCTCTCCGTTATTATCCATTGGGACGTTCCGTCCGTTGGCAGCCACAGTGTAACGGTCGCCCGCGTGATAGGCCCCATACCATGCCATGATAGCTGGCACCGAGGCTGCGCTGCACTCAATAACCGCCGTCTTGGGAATGGCGTCTGCGTTGTTGAATACAAGACGGATCATCTCTTCTCCCCCTCAATCTCGGCCAGCAGGGCGTTGATAATCTTTAGGTCATATCGCGCAGAGGCCCGACCCACGCTCCATCCCTGCTCATTGTTGGCGACATGGACACGGGCAAGGAGAAGCCCCTCCACCGCCTTCGCCAGCTTGGCCGTCAGGGCTTCGATGCGGTCGGCGGCGGCAACGTCATCGTCCCACGTTGCACCCTCCCGCAGCCGTGCAATCAGTTCTGCGTCAGTCATGTCTTGCTTCCCTCTTGCTTCAGGTCTGAGATGGTGGCGCGCCATTCCTTAACCACGCCGGGGATGTAGTAATTTCCCTCAATCGACTTCGCCATTTTGTTGCCGATCCCCAGCGCCTTCGCCAGCTTGGCCTCCAGTTCTTCGATGCGGTCGGCGAGATCACCATACAGCGCACCTGTGGACATGCGGTCATCACGCTGAGCAAGTCGTGCCATCTTCACCAGTTCTTCGTCAGTCATTCGTCATCACTCCTTTCAAAGTGCTTTTCATACTCGCGCTCAAGGATGCGGAAGACCGCAGGGTGATCCCCGTCTCTCAAGTAATGCTCGACCAGAGGCCACACATATTCAGAGGCATACAGCGAAGTGCCGTCGTGCCAGCACTGACCACCTGTCACCGGGCAATTGACGTGATGCGGCGCAGCCTTCCCACCAGTCGGATCAAAGCAATGGTGGAACTCAAGGCCGCAGGAAGGGTCCCACTTGCTGTCGTCCATGATTGAGACGTGAAAGTGGATGCCGCCTCTCGGCCCACGAAGTTCCCAATGGTGGCGCACAGAGGTGAATGCCCTTGTCCATTGGTATTTGTGTCCTGCGAATTTACTCATCCCCGTGGCCTCCGCTGCTTGCTGTCTTTCCAATCACACGTCCCGATCTGCACGATGCCGGGGAAGTCGTCGATGCGGCGGGCCCTGATCATATCCACAGCCCACCAATTATATTCCTGATGGGGTTCGTTTTCATAACAAGACACGAAATCACCAAACTTATCTCGCGCCACCCACTCAGCCCAATTAGGCAGTCGATCCCATGCGATCACGTCTTGGGTCTTCTCCGGCAGGGGGACGGCGCGCACGATACTGTTGATACGCCAAGTTTTGCTTAGATACCGCCGCCCACCGCCGCCTATATATGAAAACTCCCCACCAGCCTTCTCATGTGCTTCCAGCGCGGCCTTCTCCTCGTCGGTCAGCAGGCCATACGGCACTCGGTTGTTGGTCATGTCGAGGGTCATTTCCTGTTCCTCTCCCAAGCCGCCCGCGACAGCCGATTGGCCAGCGCGTCGATGTCCTCGACGCTGATCTGGCGATTCTCCACGATGGCCCAGTAAACGAGAGCCATGAACCGCCCTGCTGGCAGCACGGATGCCGCGTTGCTGATCCCCAGTGCGGCCTCGGCTTGCACGTCTCGGTGCGGCATGGTTTCTGTCTTCTTTCTCCAAAACATATCTATCTCCCTAGTGTGCTGTTTGCTTGGTTTGTTTTGCGTCGTGCATATCTGCCGCCATCCGCAGGATAAGCGATATTTTTTTCTGGCTCATTCCATTGCTCTCGCCAAGGCAATAGATTGCGGTAATTAGCTCATGGATTATTTTAGGTGTATCATCGATGAACGCGCTGTAGAGCGTCATCGTCAGGGCGCACAATTCCGCCTCGCTCAACTCATCCGGCAGCGCGTCCATCACGGCCTGCAGGTGAGCATCTGTCATGTTGGGGCTAAGGCTCATGCCTGCACCTCCGTCAGTTCGTGCATGTCCAAAGCCCACAGGTTTGTGCTGGGCAGGCGCATTTCGATCAACTCGGCCAACACATCATCGAAGCTGGCACCAAGGATGGATGCCAGTTCGTAAGTCGTAGCTGCCCCGCCAGCCAACTCTTCCTTGATCCGAGCAGCCAGCGTCCGTGTGGACAGCGGCTTTGCATCCTCCAGCGAGATGGCCAGCCAAGGCGTCTTTTCGGGCTGGCTCATGTTCGGCACGATCTGCGCCAAGATCTTCTGGCCGGGGCGCAGGCTTGCATCCAGCGCCAGCTTGCTGGGGATAAAGACGTTCTGCGTCATGTCGCTCGACAGCACGGCGAAGGTGGTGCCTGTCTGAAGGCGGTTTGTTATTACCAGTTCAGTCGGTTGCATTGTTCTTTTCCAGTTCTGCAAGTTGGTCTTCTGCGTCACGTTGATAGTGGATGAGGATCATAATCTCCTCGCCGACCCATGACGGCCTGACGCCAGTGCCGTATCTCTTTTCTAGATCGTCGATCTGCTCCTGCTTGCGGGCGATGTAGGCGCGGCATTCTTCTTTGGTCATCACATGATCCCCAATCTGTCCAAGGCGAAGTATGATTTCTTGTAGCTTTCAATAAGGCGGTCAACGCTGGCAATTCTGGCCTGTATATGCGGCGGGTTGGGCGCGATGCCGTTGGTCAGCGTCTCGCGGTAATCCCACAGCGCCGTCAGCACGATGTGGGTGTCTTTTGCTCCTAGTCTGATCGCCATTTTACCACCCCATCCCGTAGCCGATGAGAAGTAGGCCGTAGCCAGAGGCGAAGATTGCGACAGCGCAGAGCGCATCACCGATAATTTCTCTGATCTTCATTTTAGTCTCCTATCAAAACGGCGGTTCTTCGCCGGGGTAAGTTGGTTTCCACTGTGGCGGCGCGTAGGCCGCTGGCTGGGGGCGGGGTGCTGGCCGGGCGATGACGCCCAGCAGGTCGAGGTGTTCGGCGAGGGTCATGCGGCGGCCAACGCGCGCCGGACGGCATCGTAGCTGACATATGCGAAGTGCTGACCGTTCCACGTCACTTGCCACTGATGGCCGCGAACGTGCGAGAAGGTGAAGTCTCCGGATTTGATTTCGAACTTGGTCATCTTGTTCATCCTTGTTTGCTAGTTCGTATGACCACCATACAGCCTACCGCACCGCGTGCAAGCAAAAAATTGCGCTTGACGCATCTTTTCTTTGAGCCTAAGCCTAGACCACCGCAAAAAGGAGAACGCCAATGATGGCTCAAACTAAAATCAGGCTATGGTGCGCCAAGGACGGGCGCAAGCTGGGCTGGGTCGCAAGAAAAGTTCCCGTGGCATCTTCCAGCTTCAGCCGCTGGATGACGGGCCGCATCGTGCCGTCCGCAGTCTACCGCCACCGCATCGCCGACATCACCGGGATCGAGGATCTGCGGTTTGAAGATGAATGGATCAGCGCGGGGGATATGGCATGAACAGGTCGGAAATCCTCGACACCGCCAAAGAGTACGTCACCAAAGATCGCGCCGGCACGCACGGTGACGCGGAGGCCAACTTCGGCCTGATCGCCGCGTACTGGTCGGCCCACCTCGGGCGTAACATCAAAGCCCACGACGTGGCGGTGATGATGACCCTGCTGAAGCTGGCGCGCGCCAAGGCCAATCCTGCCCACGCGGACAACTGGATCGACGGCTGTGGCTATCTGGCCTGCGGCGGGGAGATCGCGGTGAGGGAAGGGTGAAAAATAGACCGTCCACAAAATGGACGGTCTCACTTTTTGTGCGCTTTGATCCACTCGACAATCTGCGCGCTGGCATCTTCGGCGCCTCTACCAACGACGACCTTGTGGCCCAAGCCCTCAAGGTGCAGGATCATCGCTTCTTGCTCGGTCGATAGCTTCCCGCCCTTCACGCGCTTCATCTCAATCCACAACCGCCATGCCGGAACATGAAGATCCGGGATTCCAGACACAACGCCCTCGGCCTTCAGACGCTTGGCCGTGCTGATAGAGCGATGGCCGCCGTTTGGAATGGCAAAGATCAACACGCC